AACTCCCGCCAGCTCCACCACAAAACAAGATCTAAAAAGCTCATAAACGGTCAAATTTATTGAAAATTCAATGGTTTGACCGTTTTTATTTAGTGTCTTAATACTGCTCAAAAGATCAGTTAATTTCACAAACGATCACATTTTTTAGTAGTAAAAATGGGAGTAAGAACTTACAATGCGAAAAATCTTACTACCATTTTATGAAATTCCTACCATGGCAAAAATCATCAAACAGCTAACCATTGCACAGGTAAACAACGCCAAAGCGGCAGAAAAGATCTATTATTTATTCGATGGGGAAGGGCTGAAACTTGTCGTCAAGCCTAACGGTGTGAAAACATGGGTGTTTAATTACAAACGCCCCTACACATTAAAACGCACAGAAAAAACCATCGGCACTTATCCCACTGTATCGTTAAAAGATGCCCGCCAAAAAGCGCAAGAATTTCGCCAACTATTAGCCAATAAGATTGACCCGCACGAATTTGAGCAAAAACAAGCCGCAGAAGCATTAAAAGAACAGTGCAGCACATTTTCCCATGTTGCCAATGAATGGCTGTTATATCGCGCGAAAATCGGCAAAGAACAAGGCAATTACACTGAGAGAACGAAAATTGACACAGAACGACGTGTCAATGCTGCCATTGATTTAATTGGTGACGTGTCTTTCAAAGAATTGACCTTAAAACACGGCTTATCCGTGCTTGAACCGCATCGCCAATCAGGGGCAACGGCTGAATTGAAAAAGCGTTATTTGGTTTTAAAATCAATCGCAGAATATGCCGAACGCTTTGAATATTGGGAAAACAACAAATGGAAATATCTTGGCGATGATCTCCCTGCAGTGAACAAAAATAAACATCACCCGTCAATTCATTACAAAGCTTTACCGGAATTTATGATCAGCCTTGCACGTGCCAACATATCCCAAACGGTGCGACTTGCAATTTTGTGGGGATTGCTCAATGCCACAAGGGCGAGCGAAACCGTCAGTGCAAAATATTCTGACATCAGAGAACACGAGAATTTACCGAATGGCAAAGTGTGGCAAGTAGTCATTTCAAAAGGCGGGAAAGGGGAGCGACTGCACCTTGTACCATTAAGCAAACAGGCAGAAACCTTGCTTTCATATATCAAGCAACACACAAACAAGGAATATTTGTTCCCGTCCACTTTATCAAAGGCGAGAAACGAAAAGCATATCAACAGCCAAACGCCGAATGAAGTGATTAAAACAATGGACGGCGGCAAATACAAAGGCACCATGACAAATCATGGTATTCGGTCAATATTCAGCAGTTATTGCAATGATAATCGCCTAGAACTCGGCTTAGATAAAGAAGTCATCGAAATTTGCCTAAGCCATTTGAATTCCGATGAAATACGAAACGCCTATAATCGTGCGGAATATCTTCCTTACAGATTAAAGACGTTTCAAGAATGGGCCAACTATGTTGAAAAATGTGCGAATGGTTTATTCAAAGAAATTATTGCCGACAAGTCTTAATGTATTCGTTCAAGTCGCTTTCCGCAATCTTGCGGGAGCGACCGAATTTATAAGATTTTAACTTGCCACTAGAAATCCAACGTTTCACGGTCGCTTCTGAACAAATGCCAGTCTGCACGATCTCTTTTATTGAAAAATAACGTTCCATTATAAATCACCTTCTTTCACAAATACGCCGTCAATCATACGCCCTTTGCGGTCTTTGATTTCATCCCATGCCGCTTGCACGCAACTTTCAAAATCAACATCGAGTAAAATTGAAATATTCATTAAATTTCTGATAATTCCACTAATTATCTCGAATTTTACGTGTTCTGATAAATTGTCTTTTGGTATTAAGGCCGCGTCTCTAGCTATTCTCGCAAGAATTAAACTTACATCTAAATTTTTATTTAATGATCTCGGACTAATAAAAAGATTCGTTTTAAATTGACACTTAAGAATAACGGTAACCACAAAGCAATCCCCGATGCTATCTTTCACCACATCAATTTTATTTTTAGATACGCCACTGCATAGCTCCCCGAATTCTTCCATTAATTTGATGAATTGCTTTTTCGGTGTAGAACCGTCAATCAAATTGCGAGCTTCTGCCCAATTTTCGATATTTTTAATAAGTTGTGTTAAATCTGACATGTTATTTTCTCCTTAATCTTGTGGAATATTTTCAATCTTTACCCATTTTGGTTCATTTCTATTAGCACCTGCAGCGCTTAACCATCTACGCCATAATGTCCCGTCATTGCACAGTGCAACAATTGTTTCCGATTGCTCTAAATCACCACAGTCATTGTCATAAGCCATACATTTAGCCACTGCAATTTGAATAATTTTTCTCATAATTCACCTACATTTTCCCCAATCTTTCCCAAAATCCAGTCACTTTCTGGCTAAATTTTTTCACAGAAAAGAGTGGGATTTTTTCTTCTTTGATGAAAACGTTGTCGTTTTCATAACAAATCCACTGAAAGTCATTAATCCGTAACCGTTTATGTTTGATTAATAGATCAATTTGTGAACGATTAATCATAAAACCGACAGGTAAAAGTGCATCTTTTATCTTTTGTTCAATTTCTGAACGGTTACAGTTACTGACACAAGTCCAAGCGTCGCTACGCTCCTTGTTTGTTTCGGCGGTCTCCGCATTGGCATCAGGTGCAACATCTGCCACTGTGCTTTTTTTGATAACCCAATTTTTAAGTTTGGTTCTTACGCTTGCAAAACTGAAACGATTTTTCACCCCCACAATCTTTTTTCTTGTTTCGCCGTATTGGTTCGGCTCGCTTTCTTCATATTCCACGCACAACGGCTGATCTTCACGTTTAGCCATTGCGCCCCCTTGCAACTCTAAATAGCTTGCAAAACAAGCCACATCACAAACTGCTTGCGCGTCTGCAATGGTCTTGTCACCCACATCATCTAACTGCCATTTCTCTAATTTGCGTAATTCACGCCACACAGAAATGGGCGGATTGCCGTAAAACTGGAATTGATGAATGCCCCAAAGGTTCGCCCATGCACGCACACGTTGCACGTTTTCGTCTAGTTTTAATCCTTCCACTTCGTCCGATGTTTCGTCTTTCTGATTGCCTGCGTAAATGTTTTTGGCAATGTATTTCGCAATATAAGAAACGGCAGAACCTTTTGCCGGGTCAATTTCATCTACTCTGCAACGGTGTTTTTTCGCCCCAAATTCATCGCCGTCTAACTCTAATGTTTTTGATTTGAATAAACGGATCACTTCTTCTTTATCTTCCGCTTTCACATACACAAGCAAGTGCCAGTGCGGTGTGGCGTCATGGTGTGGTTCAACACCACGCATACCAAAAAAGCCGATGCCACGTTTTGCAAACAATGCCCGCAACTGCGCCCAATTCTTGCTTAAATAAGCGTGCGTTGTGCGTGGGTCTGCACCTTTCCATTTCTTGTTATTTGTGCCGTTGTTGTGTGTTGCATGGAACGATGAAGGGGCGGTCATGGTTAAGAACAATGACACATAGCCTTTTTCCGTGGCCCATTCGTCCACGCCACGCAAGCGGTTCATCATCTCGTTGAAACGGATGGCAGGATTACCGGAAGATTTTTGCCACATTGCCATCAATTCCACCTGGTCGGATGGATCGTCAATGTTTTCAATAATCATCTGTTTTAAATATTCAAGATTGGCTTTTTGTTGATTGCGGTAATCGCTCAATGCACCTGTTGAAATGTAAGGGCTGACTTTTGCCGACACTTCACCACAACCAATCGCCAAATGCTCGATAAGGCGTTTTTGCGTGCTGCGTAATGTGCGGAACCAGTATTTTTCGCATACCACACGCAACAATTCGCCTTCTTGTTGCTGCACAGATAGACGTTTTCCGTCTTCCAGGCGGTGTTGGCTTTTAAGTGGAAAGCCAATGTTCTTGCAAACATCAGCACAAAGGCGGTGCAGATCACTGCTTAAACGTGAAAAATCGACCGCACTTAATAGCCCAACGGCTTTTTGATTGGCACAATCTTCCACGAAATCGCTTTGCAATCCGTTGAAGTGCAAGGCGAGTTTATAGGCGATTTCTTTTAATTGGCGCTCGCCTAATAGATAAAAATGCAAGCCTTGACTATCCACAGGCTTTTGCATTGCCAAATTGGCGGAATAGTGTTTGCGTTCAAGCAACCACGAAACAGAAATGCGATATTGCTCAAAAACGGCTTCCAAACGATTGGTCAAAACATCACGCAAGGTTGTATTTGCAATGCGGGCTTGTTTATTGCCTAAGCTAAAACTAATTGACCCATCATCTTTCACGCTGCGATAAGCACGCAACCACACATTGCGGAAGTGTTCGCGTTGGCGTTTGCGTGGTAAATCTGAAAGCAGTTTTTCAACATAATCAAAATGATTAGGAGCAACCGCAAATAGCTCAATTTGTGCGGCAGTTGCTTGTGGCAAGTCTAAAGTGCGGCCAGTTTTAGCCGCACTTTCCATTCTTGCCAAACGAGCTTCTTCCATCGCTGAATCACGTTTAGCGATGTTATTGTCTCGTTGTTGCTCCCAGTTCATCATTTTATTTCTATGCTCTTTATAAGTTGGCTAAATATTCATTGTGTTGATCAAAGTAATCTTTAATGGCTTGATTGGTTGAGTTGATCGCGCTTTCCATTTCAGTGAGTGAAAGCACTTCATATTGTGCTAAGGCAAAGTTGCGGACTTCATTCACTGCGCCAATGATGGTGTGATGTAATCGCCCAATCACTCTTGCTTTTTGTTTTCGCCAACCGTCACTATCTGCCACGATTTCTAATACTTGAAAGCGGTCGCCAATCTTGGTGATTTGTAATTCGGCTCCGCAATCTAAATTGATGTAAATATCGGTACTCATTTTGTTTTCTCCTTAAAAGTGCTTGCTTATCCAATTCGCCAACCAACACAAGGCGGCATCTAATAAGGCGGCGGCCATAAAACATCCCAACATCACCACCGCTAATCCAATGAAAAAATCACTCATTGCCTTTCTCCAAAAAATCCTTGAAATCTAACTGTCTGCTTTTTCTTACCTTGATTGCGCCTGTATCAATGGCGGCTTTAAAACAATAATCTGCACGTGCAAAGCACCAATCTTCATCCGGTGTTGGTGCCAACTGATAGGCTTTTTGCACAAAACTGTGCGGCTTTTAAATATTGTTCTGCACGTTCTGCTTCTGCTGCCGTTTCGCTTGCCGTTCTAAAGGCGATAAATTTTGTTCTCATGCTGTTTTTCTCCGAGGGTTGGCTTGCCATTGCGCCCAATCGCTGTATTTTTGTAAAAAGATTTGTCGTGCTTTTGTCGCTAAATCGCCGTTTTCAATAAATTCGTTAAATGCTTGTCTTGCTTGTTCTTCATCGCCTTTGTCTAAGTGATAGATGTAAGCGAATAATTTTTCCTGTGCCTTATCGAGTTTTTGATAATATTCCTTTGCCACAATGCTCAATGCGCCACGGCTTAAAATCACGGTTGCCATACTTCCCCCTAATTCAATTCTTTATCAATCAATGTGAATTCACGTTCGGTAATGCCTTTCGGAAACATCCCCGAAATCAACCGCACTTTGCGAAACGCCTTGGCGATTTTGCGTTGTCCGTTTTCGGTGTAGTGGTGTAGTTTCTCGCCTGAAAATGTGGTGCTAACTAAATCATTAATGTCGAGTTCTGCCATCGCTAATAGAATTTCTTTTTCACCTTTTGAAAGGTTATTAAAGGCATATTCCACACGGAAACGGCTTTTTCCGATCACATGGCGGCAATCGCCCCAACTTCGCACCGGCTTAACCGCAATTTGATTTTCTTTACAGTATTTTTCAGCCGCACTTTCTTTGCCTGAAACGTACATCACACGCCCTCTTGTTTATTTGCCTTGAACCCAACTTAACCAACGGCCAAACATCCCTTTTTTGCTCCAACTTGCTTTTTCAAGCAGTGCCACACGGTCTGAAAGTGTTTCATTCAATAGCACTTGTTGTTGGTTTAATTCTGCTTGATAATTAATGTGACGGCTGATGATTTGAATTTGCGCTTCCAACTTTTTCACACGTTTTTCTAACTGCCATACATTCACACGGTCTTTGCGTGTTCTGCCGTTGTCGTAGGTGTATTTTTTGTTGCTCATTTTTTGGTTCTCCCTAAATTTTGGTTGCAAAAATCCTGTCGCATGAATTTCTTCAAACGACTGGTTTTAAATTAATGTTTAAAAATTAAGAATTAATCGGTTGGAATTTCGACTTGTCGAGTGTCCGTCTCGTCTAATGGCTTACTGCCTAACATGGCTTGCTGATTGGTTTCAAAGCTTGCTGTTTCAACTTCGACAATCTCACTAATCACTTTAAAACGACATTCACGACAGCCACTGCAATAGCCAAATGTTTGCGTGGTTAACTTAGATAATCTTTCTGAGGTTCGCACATAGATATTTTCTGAACCGCATTTCGGGCATTTAACATTAACTTTCACTTTTTCCACCTTTATTTTTTAATTGGTTGATAACGTCTAACAATTTCCATCACATCGGCAAAGGCATTTTCAGTGTTTGCCAATTTAATCGATTCAGTGTTATGCTTAAATTCCTCTAATGCCACAATAAGCTGAATACTGAGCGTTGCCAGCGTGCCGGCATAGTAAGAAAGTGCAGTAAATAAAGGAGTGTCTAATGGATTACTACGCAAATAACCCATTTCATCCCGGTAATCAGAACATAATTGATCTAGAACTTGAGAGACTTCAACAAATTTCTCGGGACAAGCGAGATAGTACGGCGTTTTGTTTTCTGCAAAGCCTTGTTCGTGCAATGTATTGCAATACGCCAATCCAGCATTTTTGTAAGCAGACCATTTTGCCAATCTATCAAGCAGTAATGTCTGCGAAGTTGATAACCCACAAGGAACTTGCACATCACATTCATTGCTATTGTCTTGAACTGGCTGAAGAGAACCGTCCACAACAAGCTCGCGGATTATTTGCGTTAGCACTCTCACTAGATGAACCTTTGGCTTACGAATTGCGAGTTCTTCCGCCGTTAGATTAATTGTTTCACACATACACACCACCTAATTTGTTATACTCAATTTGATTTATTCACGATTAACAAAGGAACCAACACTATGAATGAAGAACAATTCATCGAATTGACCGTAGAAAATTCACAAAATCGCCTACGCATTCACGCGCTTGAGCAAATTCTCGCTCTATTCTTGCATCATAAAACTGACAAGCAGCAGCAAGCACTTCATGGCTATTACGAATATATACGCGACTAGCATCTAAACAATTTTTATCTTGATGAAGATCAAGCAGAAAAGATTGAAGCAATATTTGACGCGCTTGAAGATGTTCTGCAGAAGTAGAATCGTCATAAAATAACGTGAATGAAAGACGGTATTTGCCGTCTTTTGTTTTGCGTAGAAGAAATTTCCCGCTCGCTTGAATTGCTGTTTCACACATACACACCACCTTTTATTGTTTAACGATTCCGAATTACTGACCAATTAATTGACTTGCTAATAGAATTAGCAAATAATCAACACCATAAAATGTCATCTTACTGACTGATTAATTAATACATTCTTCCAATTTCAAACGGATAAAATCATTCAATTCCCGTTTATCCGCTTGAGCCATTTCTTGTAACTTTTCTTTAAAACTTGCCGTCACACGAAATGCAATAATTTCAGATTTTAGTTCGCGTTTTTTTTCTGTTTTCGCCATATCCTTTTCCTTGTTGTTTTTGTTTACTTTGTTATACTTCTGCTATCTAAAAAATTGGAATGCACAGAACGTTCCTATTACAGCGCAGATAAAACATAAAACTGGTAAATGGTTATGGTGATCATGGTATTGCTGTCCCAGTTCGTCTATTCTTTGCTTGGTTTGTTTTTCCTGTTCTTTCAAGGCTTGTTCAAGTTCCAATACGCGAACCCATAATTGTTCATCCACTTTTTTAGCCATAAGGCACTCCTATGTTTAAAAATAAGGAACTCCCATGACTGACGAAACACTGGTTATCCCCATTGAAGTTGATTCACCGCTCAACATCACTTTCCATGCCGAGACAGGAGAAATGACGGTGGAATGTTTTCAGTTTGTTTCAGGTGCGCCACAAGCGAAGATGGCTTTTCGCTATACACCGCAGGCAATACAAGAAATGCTGCGGGCGCTTGCGATTTTCCAAGAGAAACTCGGTACAACATTTTTAACGCAAGCCACGCCACATAACGTGCAATAAATTGTTTACATTGAAAAAGCATAGCTTTCGTGTTTGTTTCCATTGTTAAAATAAGGATTTTTTATGACCGCACTTTCCATTGAAGAACGCCTCAAAAATCTTGAAACGCAAATCAGTTTTTATCGCCAAGTAGCTGAGCATTACGCGCAACAATTGTTTGAATCTCAAGTGCAAACGGCTCGATTTCTTTCAAAAATTCAAGATGGCGGTGCAACCCTTTATCGCTATCTACGAATTTTGCATTTAAATGCTGAATCAACTCGTGAGTTTCTTTCAACGCAGCCTGATACTGTTCCGACTTTAATTGATGCGAAACATCATTTTTATTCGTATTATCTGGCGCATCTTGAACGGCTTGAAAAGACGTACGAGACGATTTTGCCCGATATACTAATTGATTTAACTCTTCCTCCATCGTCGCCTGAAGAGTTAGATGTTCTAGCTGAAAACGTTGTTCTTGTACTTGAAAAAGAAGAAAGCTAAACGTAGCCAATTTTTCAACATCATACTGAGAGTGCATAGTCATTACCTTTTTGTGTTTGTTTACATTTATGTTTACTTATGTAAACAATATAGTTTACTAATGTAAACTTTGCAACCTTTTTTTGGAGGGTAAATGAAAAAAATTTATTTAGATATTATTGAGAGAATGAAAGAAATATCTCAATCAAGCACGGATTCTGACCTTGCAATGTTATTAGGAGTGCAGAAGAGCTCTATTTCTGCCTATAAAAATAGGGGAATCCCAAAAGATAAACTAATTATTTTTTCTCAAAAATATAATGTTGATTTAAATTGGCTAGAAAATGGAGAGAGCAATAATGGCTTTGATTCAGTACGAGTCGTTAATTTACACGAACCTCAGCCAACCGATAGAATTCGCATTGAAGTTTTAAATGTAGAAGCCAGTGCAGGAAATGGCACGTTTTTAACCCGTACAGAACAGGGCTTATTGGCGCAAGAGTTCGACTTGGATTTTTTCCGCCGCCAATTTGGGCGCACCGATGCTAAAAATTTAAAAATTATTGCGGTAAAAGGCGATAGCATGGCGCCGACATTGGAAAGCGGCGATTTACTTTATGTCGATGTATCAGAAAATTATTTCAGTGCGGATGGGCTTTATGTGTTCACGTTTGATGATCACACATTCATTAAACGCTTGCAAAAACGTGGTCGTGAAATGTGGGCGATTTCTGATAATAAAGAAGAGTATAAAGAGTGGGAGATAAAACAGGATGATCCTGTCTATATTCACGGACGAGTGGTGTTTAGTTTGCCGATGAAGATGAAGAAGTGGTGATTTATTTTAATAAAACAAACCTAAGGAAAATTTATTATGTTATACGAATATAAAATGATTCAAGCTGCGCCACATATTATTGCGCAAAGAAAGAATATTCAAACTGCCGCAGCAGACTATTTACAAGAACTGGTGAATGAACAGGCTAGATTAGGCTGGGAGTTTTTCAGAATAGATGATTTTTCTACTGAAGAAGCAGCAGGGTGCTTTTCAGGTGGAAAAACAACATCTAAAGTTCATAAAGTTATCACTTTTAGACGTGAAAAAAATGATTAATGGTTTGGCTTAGTATTCAACTTATCTTGCTTTATCAATATCTTGCACCGCAAAAAATTCGTGATGCCTGTCGATTTGAACCGAGCTGTTCAAACTATGCGATTTTAGCCTTGCGGAAATACGGTTTTCTTCGTGGTTGGAAGATGGCTTTCAATCGGCTGAAGCGGTGCAAATACCCGAATGGTGGTGAGGATTACCCTTAACGTGTATCCACTGTTCGTTTTTCAGTATCACTATAAAATTTGGACAACCTAGGAAAATGAAAATCGACCGCACTTTGCAAAATCACGTTTTGCATTTTTTAAAATCTCATTATGATATTTTTATTGAAGAACGCTTAATTTATGCCACTTGTATTGACGGCGCTGAATGCCCAGATCTAAGCGAACAGTTTGAGCTTTTCTTGAAAATAAAAGTAGACATGTCAACACTCAAACACTTGCGAGAAAATTTGATTTATTTAAGTTCGCACGGATTATTGGAACAAAAAGGCTCTAGCTACCGCATCACGCACACAGGCATTGACTTTATAGAAGATGACGGTGGATTATCCGCTATTTTGAACGTATCCACCGTTAAGCTTCATCCTAGTTCAGTAGAATTGCTTATCTCTGTGATTGATGGTTCAAGCCTAAACCCGAGCGATAAGCAGAAAATGATTGATCAACTAAAATCGCTTCCTGCCGATTCCATAAAACAAATTCTGACTGAATTAGTGAATAGGGGAGTGGGCTATTTGCCGTCATTATTCTTATAATTTTATATGTAGTATAGCCACGTTCTGTGCCGCATTTTTCTAGTACAGCCACGCCAATGTTTTTGCCTAAGTCTAAGCAAAGGCCATCGGCTTGGCTGTCTATATTAAAAAATGTGCCGTTTGAATGAAAAACAACGCTTTTTACAATTCCCATTTTATTTTTTCTCCTTCTTGACTTCTACTTCTTCATCTTCCACTTTCAATTCGCATTCAGCGTGACTGGTAAAGCCTCTGTCTGAAATATTGTGCGTCACTCTCGTGATCAGCCAGTTTGTTGCGTCAATTTCTGCTTTAAACCCTGAAAGTTCAATCGGCGTTTCTGGCATTAAATCAGGTTCACCAAAGGCGAGATCAAGGCTAAGTGTTGCCACGCCACGTTTTAGCTTATCAAAGGCGGATTTGGCGGCAGTAATTGCGGTTTTCTCGCTTGCGTAGGTGTGTCGCAGTGATTTTATTTGAGAACTGTCACTTGTAATGGGTTCTTGTTGCTCAATTTCGTTGTATTTGCGTTTACTTAATCGGCTTCCTTTCACTGTGCCGTTTTTTAGCGTTCTGCCTTTCGTCATTCGCTGTTTTTTTACAATCTTGGTGTTTTCATCCACCGTGATTTCGCCACGCTTGCCGCTGTCCGTATCGTGCCAATACGCCCGCACGGCTTTGTAGTTTTCACTTTCGGCAATAGAAAAATTGTAGTTGTCGCCATTCTTGCGGGTGATTTTACGCAGTGGAATATCTTTCCCTGTGGCGGTTTTTGCTTTTCCTAATGGCATAAAGAGCAACGTGCCATTTTTCACCGTACACATTGCCCCGTGTTCTTCCGCAAGGCGTGTCAGCAAATTGATGTCGCTTTCGTTAGTTTGGTCGATGTGGTCGATTAAGCGGCTTGCAAGCTCTTTCGCCACTTGGCTTTTGAGTTTGTTCTCTTGTGCAATTTCGTTGACGATTTCGCCCAATTTCTTCTTATGGAATGACCGCTCTTTTTGTTCGGTGAACGTGCCTTTTAAATCTGCCGCTCTTGCCCGAATAGTGAGCTTATCGGCAGATGATGCACCGCCCGAAAACTGCACTTCATCGACTGAATATTTGCCTTTGTCAATCAGTGGTGCGCCTTTCCAACCAAGTGCAAGGCTGATTGTGGCATTGCGTGGCGGCAAAGCCAATTTGCCGTCATGGTCGGATAATTCTAAGTCGAGCGTGTCCGCTTCCAATCCGCGATTATCGGTTAAAGACAAGTTGATCAATCGGCTTGATACCACTTGCGTGATGTCTTGCTGTTTGTTGTCTTTTGTGGTGATCACCACTTTAAAAGCGGGTGTGCGGTGATTGTCGTTAAAGTCTAAGCCTAACATTACAGATTACTCATTAAACTGTCGGCAATGGCAATCAACATCGGATCGTCAGTGCGTTTAAGGTTCATCGTGAAGTCAATGGCACGGGGTGCGCCATCGCCAAAGAATTCGGTGCGGGTTTCTTGGATATTTTCAATCACAAAGAAACCGATAATTTCAAAGGTTGCTCCGTCGATCAGTGGAAAGGCACCGCCACTGTCTGCCATTAATTCCAACGCTTTAATGGAAAATCTGCCACCCGTGATTTCGGGGATAAGTCGCCCGCCGATTGTCACGGTTTCGCTTTCCTTTCCGGTGAATTGAGATTTCGGCATTGCACCCACAATCGCATTTGTTGGATGGCGCCACGTTGATGTGCGGTCTAAGCTTTGGAATGGCACGGTTTGCCGTGTAAAAACGAACATACCAAGTGCGGCTAAAGCAAAGTTTTGAAACATTATTTTTAATCCTTAACTTCGATTGGCTTTAATACCAATAAAACATCAATAAAAATAATCCATCCCCAACCGTCGATTTTGTTGTACATCAGAAATGTTGCGCACCCTGTGACGGCGACGATTGATAGAAAATAGCAAAATAAGATTAAAATTGATCTCATGACTTATTCCTAAAGAAAAGTGCGGTTAAAAAATCCCGTGATTTCTGACCGCACTTGGTGAGTTAGCGAAAGAGAAAGGCAATGCCGAAAATCACAAGCAACCAAAAGACGATTGAAAGAATAAAGATTCCACGCCATACAATATGCCGTGGCATATTCAATAAATAATCAATCATTTTCTGTTTCATTTCGTTCCCTTGCTTTTTCTCGCCATGTCATTAATTCGGCAAATGTCATTTGCTCAAAGGCTTGTGGTTGCCAATGGAAAATTAATGCAATGTCCGCCATGGCATCTTCTACCGTGGCGGCAATCATTATTCGGTCACTTCCGCTTCCGAATTCTTCCCTAAAAAACCGACAGCCACCGCCGCAAGCTCGGTGAAGTCTGCCACTTCCATTGTAGAAAAGTCGGATTTGTGCAATACAGGATTTGTCACGCGAGTGAGCAACACTTGCAATGCGTCCACGTCCATTTGCAACACATCAAACATTTTTAAGCCTTTTAATGCCGGCACGGTGGGTTTGTTGACGGTGATTTCGGTGATTTTGTTTTCGCCACGCACAAGTGGATTAGTTAATGTGATCACTTTGCTGTTTTCGTTTTTCATAATTTTATCCTTTAAAATTCCCCCTCTTTCGCAAAGAGGGGGTTAGGGGGAGATTTTAAAAATGCCCCTTGCGGGGCTAGGTGGTGATTAGATGCCAATCGCTGAACGGTGTTCTGCCAAGCGGTCAGTGCCGCCGACAATAAAGATTGAGTTGAGTAAATCAATCTCGACCAAATCTTTGCCGTTTTCGATGATTTTGTAATAGGTTAATGGCACGGTGTAGCTTTGTTCTGTGTCATCGCCTGATTTGCTTGTGCCGTTGTCAATTTCGCTGAAACGACCACGCATAATCAATTCAATGGCGGTGACTTCTTCGGTGTCGTCTTGTTGGTATGCACCCGCAAAGCGTAATGCCGAACCGTCAATTTTTCCGCCAAATTCTTTAATGAGTTCGGTCATGTAACCGCCCATTTTGAATTGTGCTTCCAAGCCTTCCACGCCTAAATTCACTTTCACTGGACCAATCATGCCGCCTGCACGGTATTCTTCCAGTTTCATTGCCAATTTAGGTTGGGTAATTTCGGTGACTTGGCCACGGTAAGAATTACCGTCAGCCAAGAAGTTCATGAGTTTTAATTTACGTGGTAAAGCCATTTGTTATGCTCCTACTTTGGCAATCTCTGCGGCGAATTCCACAAGGTATTCATCGCTGATGTATTGGTTAAAGCCTAATTGTTCTAATGGCGGAACAGGGCAGTAATCATACGACACAAGCAATTTTGCATCTTTTAATGTGGCGGCAGTGTTCAGTGATGAATTGATAAATGCTTTACCACCGACTAAGTAACCTTTCGCCACATATTCACGCCATTTCGCATTGATCGCTTCCACGATTTCTTTAACCAACATTACGCTAATGTTTTTATCCACTGCCCAATCAAAAGATTGTGCGATGGTGTCTTTCAACACTTGAGCGGTGCGGGTGTAGTTTTCGTAGATGAATAACTTGTCTGCTGAACAGGTGCGTAATCCCCATAGCTTGAAGCCATTGTGATTCACACAACAAGTGATGCCTTGTTCGTTCAAGTAGTTGACATCGGTCGCACTGTCGTTGATGTCAAATGAAAGCGGTTTAGTGACGCCAGTCACACCAGTTAAACCTTTGTTAGAAATGGATGTGTGCCAGCCGTATTCTTTATCTTGATACGCACGCATAGCCGCCGCACGGACAACTGCATAATCCACTTCGGTTGCTTTGGTGTTTGGGTTGAACGATAAGAAGTCACCGAAAATCAACATTAATTCACGCTGTGAGAAATTACGGCGATAAGTGACCGCTTCTTCTTTGGTTTTGGCTGAACCGCACGATGCATACACAAAGCCATTCAGTTTTTTCGCCACGCTTAAAAGCTCGGTGGTGACATCTTGGCTGTCATACTTCGGCACGCAGAAAATACGCGGTTTAACGCCACAAACGGCAGCAGATACCAAGAACGCTTTTAAGCCAGTGTAATTGCCTTCGCTATCCACTGTGCCGATGACGTTTGCTTTCATGGCACTTTCATCTTCGCTTTCTTCCACACGAATGACGACCACTTTACAATTCACGATGTCCGCAATGCCATCTAACGCACGGGATAATGTGCCTTGTTTACCGGCTTTCGCTTGGACTTCGGCGGTGATACCTGTTAAAAGAGTGGGTTTATTGAGTGGGAAAACAGTTGCATCTGCATCTGCTGCCGTTGCCACTAAACCGATCACGGCAGTGGATGATGTGGTGAGTGTTCGCAAGGCTTCGGCAATTTCCGTTACCTTGACCCCATGGAGATATTCATCAGACATATTTTAGCCCTATGGTTTCTATTGGTTAAATAATGTCTTTATTGTGATCGACAGAATGGAGCAGTGCGAGCGGTTGGCGTTGTGGTATTTAAACTAACAAAGGGCGGTTAGGTAGAGTTGGACGGATAAAAACGGCGGAATTACCCGCCGTTTATCTTAAACCCTATCAGGCCATGGGTCGGATGTTGTCCACATCATCGCTGGCGGTCTTAGATTTTTTGGGCCAGTAGCGGGGATAGCGGCATCACCTTTTATTTTTGGATCTTCGTGATAAGGTGTGAATCTCATGAAATTTGAATCACCTATACCGCCTACATAAACACCAGCCACAGCCCTATTTGTATCATCATCAAACAAGCTGAACCCACACGAGTCATCAGCTCTAAAGCCAAGAG